TTACTGTGCATTGCTTCGTCTTTCTTTTTGCTGTGCATTGCTTCGTCTTTCTTATCTTCATGCTCACCTTCAGCTACAGTAGCTTCTAGTTCTGCAAGTAGTTCGTCAAGATCGATTTCTTCGTCACCAGCACCAGGTTCATCGTCGATAGGTTCTTCGATAGGAGCTTCATCGCCCATACCTTCAATGTCACCACCGTCCATGTCTGCACCAATTTCTTCTTCTCCGCCGCCTATTTCTTGGCTAATGATATCTCTTACCATATCCTTAAACTGGTCTACAGTTAAGTCGGAAAGTTCTTCATCACCTTCTACAGCGTCTTCGATTTCTGGTTCCGCTTCGTCTTCAGATTCTTCTGAATCATCCTCAGCTTCCATTTCGTCTTCTTCAGCTTCGTCTTCTGCTTCTTCAACACCTGTAAAGTCTTCCTCTACTGCTTCGTCTTTCTCCTTTGCAGGAGCTTCTTCGATAGACTCGTCTTTGGAATCTTCTTTAGGAGCTTCTGATACTTCTTCTTCTGTTTCGTTTACTACTGTATCTTCAACTTCTTCTTGTTCTTGAAGTTTTGCAGCCAACATATCTTTCAGATGAGGTGTCAGAGTTTCTTCTAAAGCTTCCTTAGCGTTAGCAATAGCGGCTTCTCTTACAGACTTAGCTTCAGCAATAGCTTGCTTGAATAAATCTTTGTTTGCCATTATAAAAATTTGTGATTGTACGATTATTTAGAATCGTAATAAGGATTAAAATATTTTCAACGAGTTACTTGAACTTCGTATTGTATATATAAATATATACGAATGACAAAAACTAAATAAGTTTATCTAACTTTAGATTATTTAGTAATATATTGGCATTTGTTTCAACTGTACCGTTGTCTAAAAACCATTTACGTGCATTGTTGGAAATAAATTCTAAGTATTCGTCATCGTCTTTTACTTCAAGATACCTTTTATATATTCTATCAGCCTTTTCACTGTAGTAGTCTAATCCCCATTTGTACTTAATGTCATCAAGGTTTACACCTATGTAGTGATAATCTGGTATAAGTTTATTATGAAACTTACAGGTAAGTATAGGACGTAGTACTGGGGAAAATAATGCAAAACTTTCAATATCTCTATAAGTAATTTCTGCAGTGCCGTTTAAACAAAGTGATACTTTTTGGGAGGCTATTTCATTTAAAAACGAATCAATACCTATTCCATCAGAACCGTTAGCTGAGTCAAGTATTTCAAATCTACTGTCTGTTTCAAGATATTTTCTAAATAGGTAAGTTTTACCTCTAAAGAATAAATGGTCAATAGTTTTGTGTTGCGGTTTAGCAGATTTTAATTTATCTGTTTGACTTGTGGAATGGTAAATATACGAGGAAGGAGTGTATTCCATGTAGCTATCCTCATAAGTCATATTATTAAGGTGGGTACCTGGTGTGGTAATTATTTCTACTAAATTGTGTAAGTCCCAACCATTATTCTCGTGTAGAGTGGTTACTGTGTCAAAGTAGTTAAGTAGTATGTATTTACCGTTATCTGTGTTTTCAACTATACATTGGTAAAACCCAAACTTGCGGGTAGGAAAGTGATTATGTGTAACTCCATTTTCGTAACTATGTCGGTTACTACACTTATGGGTAAATGTGTGTTGAGGGTATTTTTCTTGAAGTTTACTTAAAAGTTGTCTAAACACATCAGTAACTGCATCATTGGTCAGCCAATGTTCAGGTGTAGTTGCAAAGTATAACTTAATATTCATAACAAAAAAACCCGGACTAAGCCGGGTTAATATTTTTTAAAGAAAAATTACGAATCTAGTATATCCTTAATTTCATTCTTAAAAGTTTCTTCTTTTGTAAGTTCGGCAGTTTCTTCTACTCCTTCTTCGTACCCTCTTCCTTTTTCTCTAGCTGTCTTTTTAGCAGCACTAAAGTCAGATCCAAAATCTTTCCAAGCTTTACATAATTTATTGTCTTTATTTGCATCACAATAGTCCATTGCAGAAAGACCTCCTTTTACTGCTGCAAATAAACCAGCTCCGTATGTTGCTAGATATCCCAGTAGTTGTGGGTTTTGCATTACCATATCGATAATGTCAGTACCTTCTGTAATATCACTTTCAGATGCTACCACTATGTCAGTTTCACCAAGAGCAACTTCTTGCTCGTCCATACCCGTTTTGTCTTCTTTTTCCTTCTTACCTTCATTGATGAAGTTTCTAAGGTCAAAATTGTTATAGTTGCTCATTTTTATGTTTTTTAAATGTATATATATAAATATGTTAGTTTTTAATTAAACACCTACTAGTTTAGGTCCTATAGATTTAACTGCTGCTGCTAGTTCAACTCCTTTTACCCCACCTAGACCGCTTTCTATGGCACCGATAATAGGACTTCCTGCATTGAAAGCACTAACGGCTCCTCCTATAGCTGAAGCTCCTGCTATTGCAATGGCTACGTTAAGAAGTACTTCGGCAGTTAGTTTTAATTTTTTTTCATCAACCTCGCCAGATTGTTTGTCTTTCCATACAGTCTTAGCTACTCCAAACAGCTTTACAACTTTCATTACTATCTTAATATACTTCGAATGTAAAGTGTGTCCATTTTTTTCTATCCAACTTGAAACTTTGTTTTCTCCGTCTTCAAAGTTACCATCTTTGTTTGTAAAAGGTTTAAATATTCTTACAACAAACTTTACTACTTGGGCTAAATATTCCATTAACTTAGGTGCTGCTAGTACTGCTCCTATTATAATAGAAACAACAGCTTCATTGACTAATGGTTTTTCTGATTCTTGAACAGCATTAATATCTTCTTTAGTAACTCCTTCAAGTATAAGGTTAAGCTTTCTCTCTTCCTTAACTTCAGTTATTACTTCTTTAATAAGTTTTACAAACTCAGACTTCTTCATTATGCTCTTAGTATATCGTTTATGATAGAATCAAGATTATGGAATTTAGATAGTTTTACTTTACCTTCCTGTAAAGCTACTGGGTTCATAAAAGCACCATGTGTAGAAGGATTAGATACAAAGTCCCAACATACTAATTCAAAATCAGGTTGAACTTCTAAATGTCCTTCGTTTGTCTGATTTACTGAGCCTGTACCTCTAGATGAAATACCTATTGTGTGTCCTGCTTTGATAATTTCTTTTACTATATTTCCTGACGGTGTGTTTAACAACTCTACCTTACCGCAGAGGTCGTCTCCTTTCCAGTATAACTCTTTTACTATGTGAGAGGCGTTCTTAAGAGAGACAACGGGAGATTCAGGGTGATCAAGTTCTCCAAAGGCGTTGCCGTTATTAACAAACTCATCTGTGTATTTCTTAGCTTCTCTTTCAAGAATAGCTTTTGAATATACTCTTCCGTTTTGGTTTTCTGATGTTGCTCTCTGCATTACACCTTCTACTTCAAACACTCCTGGTTTGGTTTTAGACTCTGTAATAGTCGGTCTAAATGGCGTAACGTTTAGTAGTAATTGTGCCATAAATTAAAAGTTAGGTGTAAATACTGTTTCTTTTGGTTGTTCGTCCATTTCACCGCCTCCTCTTGTTGCTTGAACGTCTGATGAAGAGATTTTTTTTACTTTAGGTAAAACTACCTTCTGTGTGAAACCTTTCTTTATTACTGGTCTTAAATCTTGGGTAAATGCAGTCTCTAAAGAAGGTGCAATAAATGCTCCTATCTTAAGACCTTCTTCATTTCTAAAGTTAGATGTTTTTGCAAATGTCTTAGCAATCTTGTCTTGTATCTTATCGTAAAATTGTTCTACTTCTGTTACAATATTTTCAAGTTCGATTACTACTGATTTTACTCCATCAAATGATTCGTATCCTTCTCCCCAATCTGCTAATCTATTTGTAGCAGCTTCATTTATAAGAGTTTTTTTAATAATAGATTTAACAGCTTCTTTAAGTTGTTTTTCCTTTTCTTGATCTTTTTCTTTGGCTTTATCGTAAGTAGACTTTTGACCAGCTCGTCTGTCTTGGTCGTGAGCTTTTTGCATTCTTTTCATTGCATAGCTCTCATCCTTACCCATAGCTTTTTTAATAGCTTTATCTTTAGCAGCCATATAATCATCTCCATCGATGTCTCCATCTCCGTCATGATCAGTTCCTTTCTTTTCGCCCATATCAGAAGGACCTTCATAGTTTACAGAGATATACTCTCTAAACTCGTCTTCGATATCTGCTCCATCTAGAAGATCTTCTCCATGTGTTCTTATAAAATCTTTTAGTATACCTGCTGTAATGTCTGGGTAGTTAGTTCTTAATGCTCCGACTACTTTACCTAAGAGTTGCTTTTTAGCATCTTCAGACATTGGTGGGTTGGGGTTTACTGCCTCCTCGTCTTGGTGAGGAAAGTCATGATCGTAAGAATCTAAATCATTCTTAGCATCTTCTTCCTCATCTTCTTTAATGACTTCTTCTTTTAACGTAGCATTTTTAAGTCCATTAAATACGTCTGTATCTTTTGCTCCTCTCTTTACTTCAGTTTCTCTGTCGTGTTTATCTACTTTATTAGATTCACCAGCCATAAGATCAAGGTAATGAGTAGGATTTTTTTCTAGGTTAGATTTAGCTTTATTCTCTGCTGCTAAATATTCAGCTGCATTTACTATACCAGTGTGTCCTGAAAGTTCTGCTCTAATACCTCTATCTAATGCATCTAACGAATAAGTTAATGCAGGTTTTTCATCATAGATTGCTGGTTTTGCTGTTTCTTTTTTACCTTCAAACAACATATTTCTTGTCTTTAATATCTGAACTGTAGAATCAAATCCATCGAAGTTAGATACAAACATAGGAAACTGTTGTCTCATTTGACGAACAAATTCCTTTTTTGCTATTGTACCTTCAAGTACAGCATTATATTTTTCTGTTACTGTTGTATTTCTCATAAGTAATCAAATCCTTTAGTATGTGACGGACGTTTTGGTCTATTAATTTTTTTATATCCCTGCTTAGTTAATGTCTTAGTAGCACGATTTGACCGTGATTTACTAAATGCTTTTGGAGTAGCATACTGTGCTCCTCCTCCAACTGCAAAAGAAGCTCCTCCTACACTGGTAGTGTTTGCCTCATCCAACTCTTTTAATACCTCTCTCACCAAACCTACCATTTGTGAACGTGTCATAAACTTTTCAACTCATTAACCAGTTCATAATATTGCATTAAATTTACTAAATGGTTATCTGTAATCTTACTCTTATTCGAAACAGGTTTGATTAATTTAGAAACTTCATCTAGTTTAATTTTTGTAACTTCATCAGTTACTTTAGAAGAAAGATTTCTTATAGCTGAAGCTATTTTATTAAGTTCTTCACTAACTAAATTTCGTAAACGAGATTGAGAATTAACTGATGTAATAAATTCTTTAAGTATGTTTTTTTGTGCAGGTAGTAAATTTTTATACTTAGAATTAAACTTTTCAAGTAAGATTTTAAAGGTAAGAAGTTTTAAATCTTTATCGTATTTAGAATACTCTTCAATTAATGTGTCTTTAACATCGTTTTTGTCCTGTTTTGCTAAAGTTAAGTGTTCTAAAATAGTAGTTTTATTGTCTATTAGTACTTGAGGGTCTACAAGATTGTCGTTGTTTTGAGCTTCAAGTAAACAATAAAGAGCTGCTAAAGGCTTATAGTTACCAACTTGCATACTAAAGAAATCATTTACACCATAAGCTTCTTTAATATCAGAAATTAATTGATACTTTTGAGACTTAAGTGTTTTTTGATTTAATTTTCTTGATACTTCAGTAATTGTAGAAAGTATTGCTTCAGCTTTTGACTGAGATACATTACTATTTTTTACTATAAATTCGTACAGTCTGTACTCTTTAGTGAGAGATGACCTACCACTGAAGTGTTTCTTAATAATTGTTACCGCAGCTGAATCTTTATTATCCAATGTATCAGCAGCTATTTGCTTTACTAATAATTCGAAAATTAAACCAGTATTACGGTATTTAGAGTGTTTTATCTTCATTATACACGTTTACTTATATAAATATGTCTAGTTACCTAAATCCTTTATGTTGTCTTCGTCTAGTAACTTACTTTTGTCTTCTTGTTTGCTTTCAAAGACTAAGTTTTTAATCATATCCTTATTTTGTAAGTAAACTGTTTTAGCAAGTTTGTTTTCCATTACATTTTCATTATCAGATGGATAACCACCTTTCATGCCATGAACACCTAATGGGTCTCTACCTCCTGCTGCTCTTTCTTGAGTTCCGTAAATAGAGTGTTTTTCAGTTGGTCTGCCACCTTCAGGACCTGGTTGGTCATATTGGTCTTCGGTTTCAGAATACCCTGCAGGAATTTCTCCTGCTCCTCCGCCTTTTGGAGTACTAGTTGCTCTTCTACCGTACATAGACGCTAAATCATGCGGTGTACCGTAACTTACTCCTGACTTAGCAGGATCGTTACCTTCGTTTTCAATTTGAGCTAATCTAAAGAATCGTTTAGAGTCTTCATTTACTAAGTCTCTCATTTGCATATAGGCATCTTCAGACATATCAAATATATTTTCATATATGTAATCTGAAGAAAATAACTTAGTATCTTTCATTTGATTAGCAAGATCAATCTTTTCTTTTAATAAAGCGATTTTCTCTTGTTCAAATATAATAGACGGTGTTGTTAACTTAATTTCAAAATTAGTTAAACTTTCACCTGTAAATCCTTGTGAATATAAATGAACTAAAGCTATTTTAGTTAATTCAGATTCTAGTATTTTTTGTATTCTTTCTACTGAACGTGCAAATCTAATATCTTCTGCTGCAAGTGTTGCTTTACCTGATAAATCACCTTCATATCCAAAATATGCTTTAGGTATTTTAAGTGCAGCAAACATCTTCTCTTGAAGGTATCTAACGTCAGTTATACCGTCATAGTCTAAACCTTTAGTTGTTTCAATACGTGTTGAAGAATCTCCTCCTCTTACGGGCAGGTAGAAATCTTCCATCATATTTTGAATATTAAACTTTAGATTATATTGACCGTCGTCTCCAACATAAGGAGTCTTTTTCATACTGTTGATAGTCTTTTGCATGAACTGATCAACTTCGTTAGGAGGGATAGAACCTACATTAATATAGAACATTCTCTTTTCAGGTGCTCTCATTATACGATGAATTAACATCGCATCTTCCATTAATGTTGTCTGTTTATATATTTTTCTGGCTGGTTCTAAATAAGAACGGCCATATGGTAGGTAAGAAGTATCTGATATTAATCTAAAGTGTGCAACTTCATAATTATCAAATTCAACTATCTTCTTTTTATTACTTTTTGAATATCCAAACTCAGGAGCTTGTGAAGCAGCTAATCCGTCTGGGTCTAATTTAAATGACACCTTAGCAGGGTTTGCAGGATCTACTCCTTCTTCTCTTATGAAGTTATATACCGTATAAGGTAATACATTATATACACCAAACTTCTCTGCTATTTCTAGCTTTAAGAAAAAGTCTCCGTACTTACACATATTACGTGTCCATGACCATAGGTTAAATTCTATGTTAAGTACATCGTAAAAAAGATTGTAAAGTACTTTTTGAATATTTTCATCTGATGATTTTATGGAGAGTATTTCTCCCATATCATTCTTTACTGTAGCTTCATCTGCTAATATATCTAATGCAGAAGCAAGAATAGGATCAGAATCCATTGCTTCATAATCTGTGTATAGTTGTATCCTTAATGTCTGGTAGTTAAGGTTTGGGTTGTATACGTTCTTATGGTTATATAGGTATAGTCTACTAAACCTATCTATAAGGGAATTTGTTTGATAACGACCAGTTGTTTGTATCTGATTAATATCAGTTACTTTCAGTTCATCCCCACCAACGTTACGTATTACTACGTCAGAGGAAAATAACCTACTAAGTCTACCAAATAGGGTTCTATCTGCCATTTAAAAATGTTTTATATAAATAGTCTACTTAATCAACCAAGAGATATCTTCTTCACCATCTCTTGTCTTTATAAGATAAGGATTATTCTGCATACTACCAACTGATGTCATAACAGCGGGGTTTCTTTTATTCAAATTGCTAAAAGAAGATAATTGAGCTCTAGCTAAATCTATACCTTGTTGTCTTAACTTCAGTGCTGTATCTCTAACATATAGAGCAGTGGCACAAGACATAATCAAATCATCATTGTATCTGTCCTGGGCTTGTGCTTTGCCATTTTTCCAAACGAAAACTCGCATTTCACTCATTAGCCTCTTAGATTGTAGTATAATAGACTTGTCTCTTACATACTCAATCATTTTAGCAATTACAAGTGGACGTGTTCTAGATGACATGGTGAATCCTGGTACAAGTTTATCACGTTCATACTTATGCATATACGATTCAACTGTCTCTTGGTTACTTGTTGAACTGTAATAAAGATTTCTATACTCTCTGGTAATGGCTTGTTCTATGGTAGCCCAACCTATATTAGCATTTTCTATCACTAGAAGTGCCTCATTATATTCTGTAGCTAACCCTACTAAAAAGTTACCATAATCTTTTGGTGATATCTTACCTTTATACTCAGCAACTTGTGTACACGTTTCTATATCAAATACATGACAAGCAGAATAATCTTGAGAGTCTCCTCTTGCAACGTCTGCAACTACCATATACGATTTACTGTAATCAACACCTTCCCAAATCCATAAGTTACCATCTATACCTCTTCTTTCTAAAGGTTCTTTATCATATGTCTGTTCAAAGTACGCCATATCCTCTGGTTCAAATACCGTGTCACCAGATGCTAAGAAGTCACAATCACATTCTTGTCCTGCCATTCTAGGACCTAAATCTGCATTTTGTTGTTCTCTCCAAGGGTCATCTCTTTCTGGGTGTACAGTCCATGGAAGTCTGATAGGTAGAAAACTATTTTCACCGCTTTCAGCTTTTTCCCATGTTTGGTGAAACCAATTTCCAATCCCATTAGGAGTAGATAATGCCATACATTGACCACCTGTTGCCAGTGTTTGCTGTGCTGCAGTAAATGTCTCATCTACATTCTCTATAAAAGCTGCTTCATCCATTAGTAATAGTGATACTGCTTCTGATCGAGCAGCATCTGGAGATGATGATTTAGCTGTTACTTTAGATCCATTTTTTAACCTGAGAGATAATTTATTTTTCTCCGTTGATGGAAGTTTTAACCATTTTGGTAACTCATCATACATAAAGATAACTTTGGTTACCAAGTTACGAGCAGTTGCTTGAGTAGTTGCCAGTGCTAATATGTTCTTATCTTTATGAAATAACATTAACCACAAACTGTATGCTGCAGCTAAAGTAGATATACCTAACTGTCTAGACTTAAGTGTGATTAAGTACTGGTTGTCTCTAAATAAATGGAGTACTTTTTCCTGAAAAGGATAAAGGTTAAATAAAATTCTACCCCTAGTAGGGTGTTGAATATGGCAATACTTTTTCATGAAGTACGCCGGATCTTTTCCACACTTGATATACTCTTGTGCGATTATCTTTTTTATATCTTGTGCCATAACTATGCTTTTACACCAGAAGAAGTAATATATAGCGATTTACCGCTCCATCCACCTGATGATCTTGTTCTTACTGTAACTGGGATCATAACTGGTTTTATGCCGTCAGAGGTTTCAATATTAAATTCTATATTAAAAGACTGAGATGATCCGTCATAATTGGTTTTAATATTTTTAATATCATTTAAATCATTAACTGTTACTATACTCCTAAGTAGTTTGTTATCAGAGACATCTTTAATAGTTGAACCTTTTTCACTCCCTACAAGTAATTTATATGGGCAAGGAGTTTCGTTCTCAACAACTTCACCGTAAGTATATCTTGCTATAGTATTTAAAAAATATTTTAAGTTTTTAGGGTTAGTTAAGTATTTAGAAATTTTCGAAATAAGATTATTTCTAAATATATGATAAAAATCTTTACCGTAAAACTCTAATCCATCTTGCTGGAATTCTAAGGCTAATTCAGCAAATGCTCTTTGACTAGTAGTTTCAGAAAAAGCTTCTTTACTAATATCAAAATTCTTTATTGCGTTTTTAGCATTTGTGGCAGAACTTGGTACTCTACTACTAGATTCATCCCAAGAATCATCTATGAATTTTTTTATATCGTTTGATAACGAACCTCCTAATTTGTCGAAAAATGCTATAACATTAGTGTTAAATTTAGGAGTTACATCTTTACCTGTAGTAATCTTATTAGAGTACCCTACGAACTCCCCACTGTCTAATTGAATAATAATATCTGAAGGGTTATTAGGATTAATATTACTTGGTTTTGTCCTAGGTGTCCAATATAAATTTTTTACTGATTTGCCTTCTAAGTCTTTTTTTAATGCTTTAGCATTGTTAACTCCTATTTTAATATCTCTTTCAGGTGTTTCATCTTTCGCTATTAGTTCTTTTAGTTGAGAAAAATTTATTTCAGTACCATCTCCTAACAATACTCCTGTACCGCCTTCTTTATCTTTTATATCTTCTAATGAAGTAAATTCAGAATTGTTTAAAAAGTACAACGATAAGAGTTCATTAACGTTGGATGATGCAGTTGAATCTTTTCTAGTTTTTTGGCCGTAATGGGCTTTAACTTTATTTTTAGGAATACTTATGAAAACATTTAACGAATCATTTTCATCTTGAAATAACTCAAACGGAGTTTTACCTGTCTTTAAAATAGGTTCTTCATCAGCACTATCTACTGATTTATAAATAATGTTATTAAATGAAATATTTTTAGCATTAAGTAAATCTCTTACTTTGCTATCTAAATCTGGGGTTACTGTATAAAAAGGATTAAATACTCCTCTACTTTGATACGTAGGGGAAATTGTAAGTTCATTTAATTTAAAACCAAATATAGATTCAAACAAAGCAATATCTTCTTGACTATTAATGTCAGGATATCCTTTACTGGTCTTGTATGACCATTCTAGTATTGCTTTATCTATAAGATTCATACTATCCTTCTTCTCCTGATTCGAAGTCTATTGGTTCATCTGAAAGATCTTCACCTCCACCTGCGTCGTCACCTCCTAGATCTGCTCCTGCATCATCTCCTCCAAAGTCATCTCCTCCTTCAGCTCCACCTTCTTCTCCTGGAAATTCTCCTCCTCCTCCACCTCCAGAGGAACTAAAGTCTGCTGCTTCTCCTTCGCCTCCTTCTCCAGCACCTTTCATTGGTGCCTCTCTATAAAGAATGGCAAGTTTGTCTAATGCTTGTTGGTAGTCCGATATTTTAGAAAGTAAGTACCTCTTACCTAATATAGAAGCCTCAAATGATTTACCTGTCCACTTTAATATGTAGTCTTGACCATTCTTTAGGTTGACTCTAAATGATGTAGGTCGTGGTGATATCCAATCTATTGTAGTTACAAATAACTTAAAGTCTTCTGTTTGAAGTTTAACTATAGCTTGTCTTAATGTAGGAAACTTGGCTAGTATGGTATCGGTAGCATCCTCTAACACTGTTTCAGGTCCAGCGTCTTCATCTGGTTCTTCTTCTGGTGTTGGTTCCTCTTCCTCTTCTTCTGAAAGCTGGTCTAATATAGATTCGTTTAAATCTTGTGGAATGTTAGTATCTAATACTTCAACTTGTTCACCTTCTAACTCATCCATTAGACCAGGGTCATATTCATCTACACTAAAGTAGAGTATAACTCCATCCGGGTCATCTTGAATTTCGTATTTGATTCCAAATATGTCTTCTAATACTACTTGTGCAGCATTTTGACTTCTAGCATCTTTAGAAATTTTTATATAGAAATATCTATCTGGTGCTTCATTTAACTCAGTCAATACTTCAGCGTATGCTTCTAGTATAAGGTTGTTAAGTTGAGTTCTATTCATCTTATGCAAGTTCTTTTACTTTGTCTACATGCCCATCTACATAGGCTACTGATGATACAGCTTTACCCATATCTTTTGTAGTTGCTTTAATTTGAGA